GTCAGTAAAGCCCCGGAGTATCGGCAGCTCTGCCAACTTTCTGTTATCCTCACACTATGAAGCAACTCACCTGGCTTGTTGGCCTGGTTCTGGCTGCTGTGGTCGTGGATCGCTTGGTCCGCACCATTGGCGAGGTCATCGAGTCGGCGGCCCGGGTTGGGAGCGAGGTGGCCTTCGGACCTGAGCGTCAGGCCACGGTCATGCCCGAGGATCAGCTCGATTCGGATGACTGGGTCGTCATGGACCCGACCGACCACCTCCTGCCGGAAGCCTTCGAGGAGCACCGCGTCATCCAGATCAACCCTGGCGAGAGTCTGTTTCCGACATGAGCGAGCTGGAGCTGATCGGGACCTTCGACGCGTTCTACAAGCGGTACGCGTCGAACCAGAACACCCAGGGCGGGTTGGAGCTCGTGTTGGGTGTGCCACGGGAGCACGTGGCGGAGGCCATCAAGCTCTCCGATACCGAGGGCGAGATGTTCGTTCTGACGATCCAGAAGAAGATCAGGCGTCGCATGGAGGAGCTGCCGGCACCACCCCCCGACGACCACTTCCGCGTCTGGGTTGGGGACGTTGACGATGAGTGACAACGTCGACGACTTCACCGAGCTCCTGGATTCCACCGTCTTGATCGGGGTCAAGGCGCGCGTCAACAGCCTCGTCCACAAGATGCTGGACGAGGTGGAGCATCAGCTCGATCACGGGACGCCGGCATCCAAGGCCCAGCTCCTCAACCGGACCCTCCCGGCGATTATGAAGGAGTTGCGCGAGGAGAAGGAGGACGACGAGCTCGTCACGCTCCGAACCCAGATGACCGAGATGCAACGCAGCATCACCAACGCTCTACTCAGCCGTGAACTTTCCGACCCCGACGCTGCTGCCTGATCTCGTCCGGGAGCTGTCGATCCAGGACAAGGAGCTCAAGGTTCACCCCTTGGAGCCCAACTGGGCCCAGCTCCGGTACCTGTCGATCGCCGAGCACCAGCTCAAGACGACCGGCCGTATTCGGATCATCGTGCTCAAGGCGCGTCAGCTCGGGATGTCCACCATCACCGAGGCACTGCTGTTCAAGCTGGCGTTTCTGTTCGACGGGTATCGCGGCCTGGTGGTGGCCCACGAGATCCCGGCCTCCCAGAACCTGCTCGCGATGACCAGCCGCTACTGGGACACCTACCCGTACAAGAAGCTCTACACCCCGAAGAACTACTCGAAGAACGACATCGCGTGGGTGGAGAACGGCTCGAGCATCAAGATCTCCACCGCCGGCAACAAGGCTGTCGGCCGGTCAGCGACCATCCATGGACTCCATGCATCGGAGCTGGCGTTCTGGCCCGACCCCAGTACCTCGATGCTGGGTCTGCGGCAGACCATCCCGAACACCCCCGGAACCATGATCGTCATGGAGTCCACGGCCAACGGCATGGGGGACTACTTCCACTCCCAGTGGGTCGCCGCCGAGGAGGGCGAGACGGAGTTCGTGCCCCTGTTCCTCCCGTGGTGGGAGCACTACGAGTACACATCGTCCTACATGCACCTCCCCAACCGGCCGCTGGGGAACCTGGACTCCGAGGAGAAGCTCCTCAAGACCCTCATCCCCGAGTCTGAGTTCGAGGATCGAATCAACTGGCGGCGGTGGGCGATCCGCAACCTGGCTGAGGGCGATCGGCTGAAGTTCATGCAGGAGTACCCCGCCACGCCCGAGGAGGCGTTCATCGCCTCGGGGACGAACGTGTTCCCCCTGGACATGCTGAAGCAGGTGTATCAACAGACCGACGGGGTCCGAGGGCTGTTGGTGCGGAATGGCAACGAGGTCGAGTTCAAGCAGACCTCAGAGGGCCCCCTGACGGTGTTCAAGGGGCCCACCAAGGACAAGGACTGGGGCCAGTACTTCGTTGCCGGCGACCCCACCCACACGACCCGCGGCGACTTCGCCTGCGCTCAGGTCATCAACCGTCGAACCATGGAACAGGTTGCGGTCTGGCGCGGCCGGATCGACCCCGGCACCTTCGCCGAGGAGCTGTTCAAGCTCGGCCTCTACTACAACACCGCAACCCTCACGACTGAGATCGAGGGGCCCGGGTACATGACGATCGGGAAGCTCCTGGGGATGAACTACCCGAAGGTCTGGCTCAAGGCTCGACCAGACAAGACACCCGGAAAGGTGTCGACCGAGCAGTACGGCTGGTCCACCACCGTGCAGTCCAAGCACCTCGCCATTTCCTGGTTGCTCAAGTGCGTGGCTGACGGCTCCATCACGATCCATCACCGCAAGACCTTCGAGGAGATGAAGAACTACGTGGTGCTGGACAACGGCGGCTACGGCAACGCCAACGAGGAGGAGCACGACGACACCGTCATGGCGCTCGCTATTGCCTGCGCGTGCCATGCGATGGAGTCGCCGCTCCAGGCATACGGCGAGCTCCCCGCCCACGACGCCCCGCCCCGTCTCAACCTGATGATGGGTGACCCCTACGAACCCGAGGAGGAGACATGGTGAAGCAACTCAAGATCGGTCCGTTCGCCTTCAGCGTGAAGAAGGAGCATCTGGACGGACTGGTGGGTGAGTGCCGTCTCGAGCTCAACGAAATCGCGATCCGGCCCAACCTCCACCCATCAGTCGAGCTCGAGACGCTCATCCACGAGACGCTGCACGCGATCTTCCACCTCAACGGGCTCGCCCAGCAGTGGGGCGAACAGGTCGAGGAGCAGGTCATTCTTCGCTCATCGCCCCTGATCTTCGCCTTCATGCGCGACAACCCCAAGTTCCTCGACGCCCTCAAGGAGTCCCAATGACAACCACTGAGCCCGACACCCTGCGACTCGACTTCTGGGAGTGGGTCGCCTACGGACAGGTCAGGGGGTGGTGTTCGGATGTCGTGTGCGACTCCCACGATGGCGTCCCGCTGACCGACGCGGAGGCCGAGCTCTGGGAGGACGGCTTCGACCCCTGCATCCACGTGATCCGACTGTACGGAGACTGACATGCCGGTGTACTCGTTCAAGTGCAGGGCCTGTGACCGTTTCGAGCTCGTGACGTCGCCGATCATGTCGCCGCCCGAGCCCCATCCATGCGTGTGTGGGGACGGAATGATGAAGCGCGACTACCGAGCTGACAAGCCCCAGCCTGCCCCGGTCTGGCAGGAGCACTGGAACCCATCTGTGGGTGGGTACGTGTCGGATCGCACCAAGATGCAGGACAAGATGAATCGCTACTCCGACGAGCTCTACGAACGTACGGGGATCGAACAGAAGAACGTGGTTGTTGACAAGGTGGACATGGACACCTTGAAACTCCCTGGTGAAGTAGGCTGATCGGTCGTGGAGGCCGCCACCGAAACTCCCAGTTCCCAGCAGGACTGGGAGAAGTGCGCTCGGGCGCGCGAGCTGTTCTACTTCGCTCGCAACCATCGCCGGCCGCTCCTCGAGCGTTGGGTGAAGAACTACGAGGTCCTGCACAACCGGGTGTGGAGCGACAACCGGGCCAAGTGGCTGCCCTCGCCGCGTGTCGCCGAGATCTACCCGATCGTCGCGTCCATCGTCGCCTGGGAGTGTGACAGCAGCCCGGTGTTCGACGTCGTTCCATCGGCCGACCCCAACTCTCCCTACTACACCCAGCAGGCCGTCGTCGCGAACGACCTTCGCACGACACTCCGTTCGGCCTGGTCCCTCAACGACATGGAGACCGAGGTCCAGAAGTTCATCTGGGACGCCAACGTCTACGGGACCGGCATCTCCAAGGTGGTGTGGGACAACTCGGCGGCTGACGGGTACGGGGACGTTCGGCTCACGCGCGTCGATCCGTTCCGCTTCTACCCGGACCCGGCTGCCGAGGACATGGCGTCCGCTCGGTTCTTCATCGAGACCCACGAGCTCTCCGACGAGGAGCTCGAGGAGCGGTTCCCCGGGTCACTGAAGAAGATCAAGAACTTCTCGGAAGGGCCGGCAGAACGGTCCCCCACCCAGCTCTCCAACGCCAACGAGAAGCTCCCCAAGGCCAACCCGGGCCCGATTTCTCCCAACACCTCCATGGCGTACGGCCTGCCCGGTCAGGGGCGCGAGACGACCGACATCGACTCCAACACCCACCTCATCCTGGAGGTGTGGCACCGCTGCTCCCCGGAGAATCGCAGCAAGGGTGACTACGAGAAGTCCGAACGCAACGAGCCTGCCGAGGGCACTGCTGAGGACGTCTACGAGGACCGGGCCGAGACCAAGTACGAGAAGGACTCCGACTCGTGGTACTGGCGCTGCACCGTGGTGTGTGGCGACGCGGTCCTCCTCGACTCACCCGCCGAGGATCTCTGGGCCCACGGCCAACACCCCTACGATCGTCTGGTCTGTCAGGACGAAGGTGAGTTCTGGGGCATGAGCCTCGTTGAGCTCCTGGCGCCGCTCCAGACATCGGTGAACAGGCTCCTCGCAGCCGTGGAGCAGAACATCTGGCTGGCCGGCAACCCGGTGCTGCTGGAGCCTGTGCAGTCCGGGCTGGAGCGCACTCGGATCACCAATCGACCGGGGCAGCGACTCCAGATCAACACTCCAGCAGCGAAGCCGGAGTGGATGAACCCGCCCGTGATCCAGCCCCAGCTCGCCATGCAGCTCATCCAGTTCTACGTCGGTGAGATGGAGCGCATCTCGGGGCTCTCGGCAATCGTGCGTGGGGCCACGCCCGGCGGGCGCAACGCCCAGGGTGTGCTGGATTCCGTCCAGGAGGCAGCGTTCGTGCGCATCCGCGCCATGCTCCGCAACCTCGAGGCGATGCTCAAGTCCTCCGGCCAGAAGGCGGCATCGTTGATTGCCGAGTTCTACGACTCCCCGCGTGTCATCGCGTTCGTCGGCCCGTCGGGCGAGCAGAACCTTGCGGCCCTCGGGGCTCGCCACTTCTACACCTGGAACCCGGAATCTCCCGCTCCCACCCCGATCCGGTTCCAGCTTCAGGTTCAGGCCGGCTCCACCATCCCGACCTCGCGTCAGGCCCGTGCCGCTGAGGCCGACACGCTGTTCGCGATGGGAGCCATCGACGAGGAAGCGGTTCTGCAAGCACACGACTTCCCGAACTGGCCGATGATCGTGGATCGCGTGCGCGAGATGAAGGCCGCCAACGGGACCCTGGGGATGCCCCCGGGTGCTCGAGCTGCCGCTGGTCGCACGTTGTGAACCCTCTCTCCACCATGAATGTGGCAGGATAGAGACATGAGGGCGTTTCGTCACACTTGCAACAACTCCGGCACTTCCCCTCTCAAGGTGAACGCTCCTGCCGGCACCGCCAAGGTCCCGAACGCTCTGGCGGTTCGCAACGCCTCCGGACAGGCGGTCTACCTCGGGGGCAACAACACCGTGTCAGCGTCCACTGGCTACCTCCTGGCCAACGGGGAGACCATGGCGATCGACCTGGTCGGTGACGAGCTCTGGACCTACTGCGCGTCGACAGGCGCCGAGATCCAGGTTCTGGCGAGGTTCTGATGTCACTGGGCAACTGGTACCGGGCAGAGGGCAATCCGCTTCGATTCGACTCCAAGATGGAGGGCACCGCTGGCGGCGGCCTGTACCCGGTCAGCGCGCTCGTCCCGTACCCCACCGAGGACTTCGGTTGGAACCCGAACACATCGCCGTTCCCGGCTGCCCTCGTCGCCCCAGCCGGCACCTTCGACAACAAGTTCATCCTCCTCGTCGATCAGATCACCCATCGGAACGGCATCTGGAAGTTCCCGGCCAATGCCGCTGCTGCGCCCCCTGAGTTCGTGATCGACATGACCGATGCGACGACCCACGGCAAGGACTTCATCGGTCAGCGCATCTCGATCAACTCGGCGGTCCAGTCCATCTTCGGTGAAGTGGCGGTTGGGCAGAACTTCTCGACTGGGGCGCTGGGTTACACGTCGGTCAGCGGATCGTCTCCGGCCATCTTCACGGCGTACACGACCAACATCAACGTCGCGAACCCCCCTGTCCAGAGTGACGGCGTGACTCCGCTCACCGACCTCACGGGGGGGACCCCCGTTCCGATCCTTCTCACTGCTCAGACGAACTCGACCCAGAACGGCTTCTGGTTCGCAACGCCATCGCGCGCCACGCGAACGACGCTCCGGGATCGCCCCTCTGGCATCCCAGATCCCGTCGTCACCCTGTTCGGGGATGACGGCGACCTTTCCACCACCGGGAGCTGGTGGGTCTCGGACCTGGCCGGCTCGTTCAACTCGATCTAGTTCTACCCGGTTATCCCCAACATTTCCCCTACTGTCCACTACACTGTGGACAGCGAGTCAGGAGTGACCCACATGCCCAAGTCCAGCCTCACATCCAAGACCGGCAACGCTTCGGTGAAGCGCACCGGCCACACCTCCCAGAACAAGTTCGGCCAGGGTGCCGCCTCGGGTGTCAAGGAGAAGGGCGTCAAGTCCGGTTCCGGCACCCAGCACGACCCGTCCTGATCCATGGCCGCAGGTACCCGACAGTCGAACACGATGTCGGAGATGCTCCGCAAGATGCTGGGGCAGATCTCCGAGCTCAAGCTCACTGATGACCCCGATTGGGACTTCATCACCGGGCTCGAGACCGGCATCGTGGGGAAGCTGCGGGAGCCGATCGACCAGATGGCGCAGGCCGGCCTGACCGCAGTGCCCCCTGGCATCTCCCAGTCCCCGATGGGGATGGGCGGGATGGGAGCCCCCGCCATGGGTGGTCTCCCGCCCACCCAGATGGGCGGCCTCCAGGGGCGACCCACCATGCCCAACCCGGATGAACTCCGGCGGATGTTGAACGGACAAATCAATGGATGAACTCCTTCCCCAGGATGAAGCCCTCGAGGCGCATTTCGAGCAAGCCGACGAAGCGATCGAGACCCCTCCGGTAGCGGAGGAGCCCGCTGCTGAGTTCGAGGCCCCGGAGGCCCCCGCAACCATCGAGTTCGGTGATCGCAGCTACAACGTCGAGGACGTACGCGGTGTCATCGACTGGGTCGAGAACCTCACTCCCGACCAGATGGCGCGTGTCCAGGAGGCGCTGTATGTCCAGCAGCAGCAGCCCGTCCAGCAGCCTGTTCCGCAGCAGCCTCAGTACGGGCTCGACCCGGACGAGACGCTCGATCCGCGACTGGCTCAGTACGTGGAGCAGCGGTTCGGGCAGGTTGAGACCTACCTCGACCAGCTCACCCGCGCCACCTACGAGCAGCGACAGCTCGAAGCCGCCCGACAGGAAGCCCAACTCGCTGATGCCCTCGCAGAGGCGCGCTCAGGTGTCGCTGAACGTCTCGGTCTCAATGACGACGACCTCTCGCGACTGACCCGGGCAACCGAGGATGCCGGCATCGTGGCGTTCCTGGCCCAGAAGAACGGGCTCGGCAACCCCCGATCGGTGTTCGAGCAGGCGCTGGAAACCGTGTACTGGGCGACACCCGAGTTCCGCGAGCAGGCCATGTCGTTGACCGCCGAGCAGGCCGCCGGAGAGGCAGCGACCCTCGCCCAGAAGAAGGCACGCGCCGGCTCTCTCAGCTCCAAGGGGGCCACTGCTCCCCGAACCAAGTCGGCAGCTCCGTTGAACCCGGAGGAAGCGTTCGCTGCGATGGTGAACGAACTTGCCAAGGATCTGGCCGAAGGTTGAGTAACCTTTCGACCAACTCTCCTTCCCGGGGTGACAACCCATCCACAACACCAAGGGGTTGAAGCCCCAAGGAGGAGACCATGCCATCGACGATCGGCACCGACACGGTCACCTCGATCGCGCGGCGGTACATCATGCCGCAGATCATCGAGGCCGTGTACGACAGCAACGCCCTGTGGTTCCGGCTGAACAAGGCAGCCAAGAAGCAGGTCCAGGGGGGCTACCAGATCGAGCTGCCCGTCCAGTACGGCAAGCCGCAGCAGACCCAGGCGTACACCGGGTACGACGTCATCAACGTCGCCCCCTTCGATGTCATCAAGAACGCGAAGTGGGACTGGAAGCAGTACGCCACGACGGTCGCCATCGACGGTCTCACCCTCATCAAGGTGGACTCGCCGGAGTCGATCGCCAACCTCATCACCACCCAGTTCGACCTGGCGAAGCGCGACTTCGTCAACTCGCTGGGCGCGGACCTGTACGCCGGCAGCTCGACCGACGTCAAGAAGATGGAGGGTCTCCGCGACGGCATCAAGGACAGCGGGTCCTACGGCGGCCTCAACTCCGCCAGCACGTTCTGGAAGTCGAAGATCGACTCCTCGACGGCCCTGGGCTCGGTCACCCCGAAGCTGATGAACGACGTGTTCAGCGCCCTGACCATCGGTCGTGAGCACCCCACGCTCATCGTCGGCCGGCGGGCGTTCTACAACAAGTTCTGGGAGCTGATCTACGGCACGGGCGGCCCGACCGCTGCGTACCCGATCGCGGTGCCGGCAACCGGCTCCGACGAGATCCTCGCCCAGGCGGGGTTCACCAACCTCCTGTTCAACAACGTCCCGATCGTGCAGGACGAGCAGGTCGACGCCGGCTCGGGCTCGAACGGCCGGGCCTACTTCCTGAACGAGAACTGGTGGAACATCGTCGTCAGCCCCCGTGCCGACATGGCGGTGGAGGACTTCCAGACCCCCATCAACCAGGACGCGATGGTGGCGAAGGTCCTCTGGGCCGGCAACACGATCTGTTCCAACCCGCGCCTCCAGGGCGCCTTCACGGCTCTGTGATCGGAGGTCACTGAGATGAGCGATCCCATCATCCGCAACCCGAAGGGTGCCTACGGGTACACCGCGGTGTCGAGCGACACCCCGGTGATCCGCGAGTACCAGGCCGGGGGAACGGTCGGCAGGGGCCAGATCGTCAAGATCCAGCAGTCCGCTGGCGCACTGACGGTCGTCGCCGCTGCCGCCACCACGGACCCGGTCATCGGTGTCGCCAACAACGCGGCGACCTCCGGCGACATCGTCCAGGTGACGGTCCTCGGCACCACGCAGGTGCAGTCCTCGGGGGCCGGTGTGGCGCAGTACGCGGGCTTCTCGACGACGTCGGGTGGCCAGGTGGCTGCCAACCCGAACACCAACGATGCCGTCAGCGTTGGCTTCCTGTTGGAGGCCGAGGGCCTGGCCGGCGTGCTGGTGTCCTGCTACGTGCAGGTCTCGCGCCAGTAGCCAGCACCCATCCTCCAGACGACGAAGGGTCATCACCTCCCGGGGTGGTGACCCTTCGTCGTGTACCATCCCTCTACCAACCTTCCACGAGGAGACGCTCACATGGAACAGCTCGTCAAGATCAAGAACATCGGAGAGGTCGACTTCCGGCAGGTGTTCGACACCCATGAGGTCGTCGAGATCCCGTCCGGGGAGGAGATCATCGTCCCCTGGACCTACATGGTGGCGTTCATGGGTGACCCCGGGCTCCGCAACTACGACCGCTGGCGGGAGCGCGAGGAGGCGCACGAGACGTTCCTCATCAAGTACGCCGGCAACCTCCCCTCGCTCGAGGCCAGCACGCTGGACGGCACCAAGATCGTGACGATCCTCGACGATCCGGTCGGGGACAGCCTCACCCCGGAGGTCACGGACACCACCGACGTCGGCCTCCTCCAGCGACAGATCGACGCCCTCCAGGCCCGCATCTCGTCGTTCGAGCCCACCGAGACGGCGATCGTCGAGGACCTGCCCACCGACGAGCCGACCAAGGTGCCGGTCAGCCGGCGCAAGCGGTGAGTCGACTTCAGAGCCTCACTGACCAACTTGCCCGAGCTCACCGCGAGCTCGGGGAGCTCGTTGCCGCCGAACGCGAGGCGCGAGTGATGTCCTACTCAATGGCCGAAGAGTCGTCGGTGTCGGCGCGCGACCGATCCGCCGACATCGCAGTCCTGCCGTTGACCGTCGACATCATCAAGCTGAAGGCAGAGATCCGCGCACTCGAGGTCGAGTGGCAGTTCCTCATGGGGAGGTCTGATGGCTTCCGGCCAGGGGGTGACTAACTACATCGACATCGACGACTTCACGGCCGGCGTCGCTCAGGGCTGGAGGGCCGTTTCCTACAAGCAGCCTTCTGAGCTGGGCACGGCTCAGCTCGGTGGGACCTGGGGGTGCGTCGGGCCACCGGAAGGCGGGCTGGTGCCGGCTCCGTTGCGCTTCAACACGGCTGCGGCAAATCTGGCCGTTGGCGGCGCCCCGCCGATCTCCTACCCCCAGAACGTCCGCATCATGGACATCCTGGCCTGGCCGGGATTCCTGTGGGACAGCGCCGGACCCAACGCCGACGGGTACTACAAGTCGAGTCCCAGCGTGAAGCCCCCTGACGTCGTGGCTGTGGTGACGGGGCAGTTCATCAACAACTCGGGCACCACTCAGTACGTCTACCAAACGCGCGTGTACCACGCGCAGAAGCAGCGGTGGGCAACGCTCGACTCGGTCCAGGGTTCGGTGTCCGGGACGTCCATTCCGACGTACGGAGCGGGCTGGGCGACGCTGGTGCAGTCAGCGCGAGGAGATGGGACGTTCTTCAGTAGCGGGCTCGGCTCAACCGTTGACCCGTTCGACGCGTTCGGGTTCCAGCACCTGGTCACCAACAGCACCTACCAGCGTCAGATCACTGGTGTCGCGTTGACCACGCGACGGACCGTCGTCTACCCGGACCCAACGACCCTCAACCCGACGACGCGAACCTACGGATCTCTGCCATCAGGTAGCGGCTCAACGGATGACGAGTACCCACATGCCTGGCGACGCCGGCCATTCACCCATCAGGGCCGGCTGTGCTTCACCTCCACCAAGTCCGACATCACGGAGTTCGGTTCCTTCCCGCAGCTCGCACCGAACACCAACGAAGGGGCGTTCTTCGTCGGCGACGAGCAGATCCGGTACCACGGCGTCAACGCCATTCAGAACGCCGAGGGGATCGACTACGCGAACCTGGACTACGGCAGCACGGCGTCGATGGTCGCTTCGGTGGGTTCGCTGAACGCCTCGACGTTGCTACTGGTCATGTCCAATGGCGGCGGGATCGTGGTGTCCGGGGCGCTGGACCTGAACCCCCAGATCTCGCGTTACCCACAGGTCCAGTCCGCCGGCTTCAATCCCACCCACCCCGCCATGACTCCTCTCGGCATGGTGTACGGCACCAATGACGGTGTGTACGCGTGGAACGGGTCCGACAACGCACAGAAGCTCTCGCCGAAGCTCGAGGGCAGGTTCTGGACCAAGTCGAGTTGGTCCAGCTACGTCTTTCGTGGCCCCGATACCCCACTCGGTCGTTTCGCCTACGAGGCCCCGTTCCTGTACGCCCCGTACAACTGGATCATGGACACGCGCACAGGCGGTTGGTGGAGGGTCTACCCGACAACCGAGCAGGACGACTTCGGCGTCGACCTGGGGAACTTCACCGCATCGGGCACCGGCACGGTCTGGGGCGCCTCCATGGAACAGGCTCAAGGATCGTCGTCGCTGTTCCACATGTTCAGCCACACCAGGGGTGCCGACAAGTGGAAGTGGACGAGTCAGCCCATGGCAATCGGCCGGAATCGGTTCGCCAAGATCCGCGAGGTCAACGTCGTGGTGCAGGGACTGGGGAACATGGACATCACGGTGCAGGGAGTGTCGGGGGTCGGCACCACCAAGACGATCGCCGTCACCGACGGGGGCCAGCCGCGCTTCCACCGAGTGGAGTTCGACGAGGAGTGTCAGGACCCGGTCATCATCCTGAAGTCGACCGGGCCGACTGAAGCGCCGCGTCTCTATCGAATGAGTATCGGCTATCGAGAGGACAGGTCAGTCTGATGCCCGCCTTCAGCACCCCGCCCCATCGTCCTGCCAGGACCCACTGGCGGCAGTCCTTCTACTACCAGGATGTGTCAGGGCTGCCGGCGCTGGCGAACTCTGGCGACCTCATCACGGCGCTGGAGTCGATCCATGGTGAGGACTGGTTGCACTGGAGCCCGTTCGGGACCGACAACTGGGATGCGTCGTACATCGGCACCAACGGGTCCGCCGACTACTTCAGCGACGCCTGGCCGGAGACTCGACCCATCAGCCGCGCGACGTGGTTCGCAGATCAGCCGCAGAAATCCGGCAACAACCCCCACTTGTTCTGGCCGGATCTTCGCCAGCAGGGGGCGACCAAGCGCAGCCCCATCGAGAGCCTGTTCAACATCGGCACTGAGTACCGCGTTGCCCTCGGCTCGGGGCCCACGGCGTCGGATCGTCATGCCATCTGTTGGAGCGAGGAAACCGACGAGCTGCTCGAGGCCATCGGATACAACGGGGGGCTTTCGTATCTCGGTTATCCGACGGCGTGCGAGTCCATCGTGACCTGGAACCTGACGTCCTACGCGCTGCCGTTGAGCGCGAACAACCAGCCGGTGGGGGTGTGTGCGGCGCGCATCCCGATCGCTCCGTTCTTCTTCACCTACGAGGATCTGCTCGATTGCGGGAACAGCGGCGACCTCGGACACATGCTGGGTGTGTCGCTGGAGAACTACGGCACGACCTACACCTGGCCGGCGCGTGCTGGTGACGGAACGTCGGCGGGTTCGCCCATCCAGGCCGGCATGGTGCTGAGGCTCAAGTCCACCTTCGACCTGTCCACGCTGCCCAACAACCCCCTGAAGGCCCTGGCGCGCACCCTCCAGAAATACGGGATGATGGTGTACGACCGGAACTTCAAGAAGGCCAACCTCTTGAGCCCGTGTGATCCGGCGTGGCCGCAGAAGTCCAACGACCTGGGCGCGCTGCTCGCCAACAAGATGCCGTTCAGCCAGTTCGAGGTCGTGAACATGTCGTCGGTTGCCGGGACCACCAACTCGATTCAGGTCACCACTCCGGTGCCCACGCCGCCGTTCCCGGTTGTCACTGATGTCGACAAGTGGTCGACCCCAGTGAACGGCGGGACGAAGATCATCATGTACGGCATCCACCTTCAGAACACTTCATCGGTTGGGTTCGACAACGACACCATCCCCTCGCCGGGCTGGACCGTCTCCAAGGACGGAAAGCGCATCATCGCCTTCACCCCGGACCTGAGCGCGCTCACGTTGGGCCCTGGAGGCACGACCATCACCGACGTCACCGTCACCACGCCGGGCGGTTCGATCACGTTGAGCCAGTTCGATCTGTTCGTGTACACGGTGAGCCCAGCAACCAAGATTGCTGGGCTGAGGGCGTAGTGGACCCGAAGTACCAGATCATCATTCCGGTCCAGCAACCGGATACCCCGGAGGCGCATCAGCGCAATCTCCAGGAGCAGGTGTACAAGTTCAACTCCCTGCCCTACGGCTCAGGGGTGTTCAAGGCTGAGGCACCGTCTGATCCGAGGTACTACCCCGGCGTGGCGCTGGGGCTCAACAACCTGTTCATCCAGCCCGACAAGGTGATCTCATCAACTGGTCGCTGCAAGCTCGTTGATGTCCGCAACAGTCCGTTCACCGCCGTCATCGACAACTACCTCCTGATCGAGGAGGGGGGGTGGTGGGAGTTCTCCTGGGTGACCCAGCACGTCGCCCCGCCGGTAGGAACGATCTGCGGAGCGTACATGGACTATCAGCGGAACTTCATGGGGTACCCCTTCCCCAAGTCCTACTCGTCGATCGCCGCTGACTTCGGGAATCAGCAGAGCGTTGCGGCCGCTGGCGACTGGCCCATCCACAGCCAATCCACCATGCGCCGCCTGGAGCCCGGAACACAGGTTCGCCCGCAGGGATACCACAGTGCTGGGGTGAACCTGGGGATCAAGGTTCTCGGTTTCACCGCCAGGTTGGTGCTTTCAGAGTAGGATGTAGGTAATGGGAGCATTGTCGAATCCCCAAGGGGAACCGCGGACGCCGTCGCCAGAGGAACTAGCGGTTGTGTACCAGTTCATGGGGGGCTTGCAGCCCGCGAACGGGTACACACCGTACGGGGAGAACCAGTTGCAGTACGGCCTAGGCAAGGGTCCTCGCGGAGCCGGATATCCTCCGGTTTCCTCCTTCTACGACCCTGCGCGCAGGCAGCAGAACCTCCCGACAATGCTGTGGAAACACGGGACATGGCAGGCCCCCTACAGATCTGCCCAAGATCAGAGGCGTGCTGAGGACGACAAGGCTCTGAACTGGATGGCGGACTGGAATCGCCAAGTCCAGGAATCTGGGTACGATCTCCCGCCGTTCGTCCCGCCTTCGATCGAGTCTTTCTCCAGGCAGCCCACTCCGAACGCTGACCTCAACTTGCCGTTGACCCCTACGAGTATGGGGCCAAGTTCAGTCCTGGACACCAGCAGTTACCCGCAATATCCACCCTTGGGTCGGGCTTACGAACTGAAGCCTGAAGGCGGTATGCGGGGTTACCCCCTCCAGGGTTACCAGCGCAACGACCTCGCAGGTACCGCACCCGTGGAGGTCAGCACCTCCCCCTACAAGAGCCCCAACGCCCGGGAGGCAAATATGTATGCCAACCCTCCCGACAAGCGTTCCAACTTCAGCAAGTTCATCGACGCCCTCTCCTTCTGGAACTAACCCGCCGTGGCGTTCAACTACTTCGCTTCTTCATGGGTTGAGCCCGGCCTCGGGAATCAGCTCTCCTCGACGGTCCAAGGGACGGTGGTGTCGTTCATCGCGGTTGCCGGCACGGCCGGCCCCGAGCTCGGCGGGACAATCACCATCCAGATGTCGCCTTCCTCTGGCGACTTCTTCCCCACTTCCTGGGGCAAGACGCCTGACGCTGCTCCCCCTCTCGCGACACTTCCCCCAATCGTGTGGCAGGCGGGCAACACGATTTCGGTGGGCCCGACCGCGGCCACGCCGATCACATCCAACGGCCTGTACTTCGCGATCGAGGGCGCGTTCCTGACGCCTGGGACCAAGACGTTCACCATCACGTTTCAGACCGGCACATCCGCCCCGGTCACCGTTTCGGACAGCATCAACGTCTACCCCGGCGGCTACAGGACGCTGGCTCAGGTCAGGAACATGGTTCGTGTTCGCCTCGACGAAACGACGGCCACTGCCTGGACTGACGCCGAGATCAACGGGTGGATCAACGAGGGCACCCGCGACGTCGCGCGTCGGTCCGAGACCCTCCAGGTGTCGGCTCAGATTCCAGTGACCCAGGGTGTCGCCGAGTATCCGGCCCCACCAGAGCTCGTTCGCGTGCATCGAGCCGAGTTCCAGCCCACTGGGGATTCGAGCGTCTACCCGCTCACGTACCGCGATTTCAACAACATGGACGCAGTGTGGTGGACAGCCAAGAACACCACGCAGTCAACGCCTGAGCTGTTCACCATGTGGGGCTACCCCCCGGCACTCAAGGTCATCCTCTATCCGAAGCCGTCGCGGTCCGGGACCTTGAACCTCTACTTCTACCGGGTGCCCGTCGACGTTATCAACGACACCGACCCGATCCCCGTTCCATCCGGTTGGGAGGACTTGATCGTCGAGTACGCCAGCTACTTGGCGCTACGGCGAGATCGTGATGAGCGGTGGAAAGAGGCTCGTCAGGCATACGAGGATCATCTGTCCTCGATGATGATGCTGACCCGCCGCTGGACCGACCAGGCCGGCGAGATCACCCCGTCAGGCAGCATGTTGCCGGAGTGGCTCGTGGGGGGCTGGGACTACTGATTCCGCAGTACTAACGCTCCACTTTCATTCTGCCATTTCGGATAGAATGATGGTGTGGGCAACCTTGTTTCTCAGTACCGCTCCTCCACGACCGGCGGTGGTGGCAGCGGCGGCAACTGGTTCACTGGCGCCATTGACTGGGCCCGTGGGGCCTCCAAGGGGCTGTCGCCCCTCACCGGGTACGACCCGGACACCGCTCCCGGACCGCTTGATCGGTTCAGTCCGCCGAAGTCCAACCTCGGCCAGGGACTAGGGGCGTCTGCCGGCCAGAACTACGTCCAGAACCAGGGCTACTGGGACTCCTCGTTCCGCATCGACCAGAACGCCATCAACGGAGTTCGGGGCCTCGTCGGCGCCCAGTACGCCCCTCAGTACGCCCAGTACAACGACCAGATTCGCAGCGCCGATTTCGGGCTTGCTGCCTCGGGGTCCCTGTACGACCGCATGAACCAGGGCAAGAACCAGGACCTCTGGCTCGGTCTTGCTGGCAACTCGATGGACCTCGACTCGATCAACGTCCAGCGGGGCAACATGCCTGCACGTCGCAACCTGCTCCAGCAGGCGTGGAACCTCGACAACGAGATGTACAACCAGGACCTCAACTGGTTGAACTACACCGACCAGACGCTCCGCCAGGACCGCGGTTTCGACGAGCGGCGGTTCGCGAACCAGCGACTCGGCGTGCAGCAGCAGCTCGACGCCAACGTCCAGGACCTCTACAGCACATCGGGTGCGTCCGGGAACATGGGTGGCGGGTCGGGCATCCGTCAACGTGAACGGTTCCGCGACTCCGCCAACCGCAGCTACGCCGACATCGGGATCGAGGACGAGGCGTCGGCAGCCGGCCTGGAACGAGGGCTCGCCAAGAACAACAACGAGAGGTTCGGGCTCAAGAACAGTCTCGCCCGGAAGCTGCTCGGTTTCGCCGAGGGGAACCTCAACCTCGATGAGCGCAACGCCCTGTTCGACATCGAGGCGAAGAAGAACGGACTGAGTCGCAAGCAGCTCATTTCGACCTACGAGCAGGAGATGGCCCAGCTCGGCCTGAGCCGCCTGATGAAGGTCGAGGACTACGCGCAGATGAAGGCCAGGGCGCGCATGGGTATTGCGCAGACGAGCGCCCAGGAATCCTCGGACATCTTCTCGATGGCGCAGGCGATGGGGGCGGCCACTCGTGAGCCTCGCTGGGTGCCGGGACCGAGCTGATGTTCGAGCAGTTCCTCGAGCTCCTTCGACAGGTTTCCCTTCGACAGGCCGCATTGACGTCTCAGGCTCAGCCCGTTCTGCCTGATGCAGGGGCGCAGCGTGACTTCGAGTTGATGGGCGGAACTGCTCGCGACCCGCTCGGAAACGCCCCTGAAGCCCAGCGCAAGCAGCTCGAGAAGATGCGCAAGTGGGAGGAGGGGTCGGGGAGATTCCCGGGAACCGTCCCAGTGTCCCAGGAGGTCCAGGGTCGGAGACTGCTGGACGATGGCGCCGCGGGACTGACACCGGGACTCGCCGAGGAGCTCCTCCAGGAGGAGAAGGGCTTCCCGTCGATCCTCGACGCGTTCGAGAAGGCCGGGCACTCGGTCTTTGACGGAGTGCCGGAAGAACAGCACCCCATGCTGGAAATGAGCGTCAACCAGATGCTCCAGGACCGCCTGGATGGCACTGACAATGTTGACGAAGCGTGGCGCATGGGGAAGCTCGACCCAGCGTTCATGGACGCCTTGGGAATGGACCCGGAACTCGTCGATGAGTTCCACCGAGTTGCAGCCCGCGAGAGTCTGCGCACCTACAACTCGCCTGCCATCAGAGACATGAAAGCCATGGGCAGGGACACCCAAATCCCTCAATGGGCTCGCGTTCACCCGAACGACACCATGGCCTATTACAAGATGCTGAATGAAAGGTCGAATCGCGACCTCCTCACTTCGTTGAAGATTGACGGAGAAGTGAGGCGGGATTCAGGGTTCGGCCAGGTGTTGAGGAACGCCAAGTCGGAACCCGTTGATTCCGCCTACGACCTCAACGAGCAGTACTCGGAAACCAACGAGCGGACGAGACCGTCTGAACGCCCTGGCTACAAGGGATACACCCGCGATCTGAGTGACTTCGGTGACACCGATGGCTGGTGGAAGTTGTGGGGCAGAGAGGACCCGGAGTCAGCGTGGGGGCCTTCGCGGTTCAACGAAATGACGAGCGACGAACTGCTGGCACTGAGAAAGGCTGTCGTCGAAGGTGAAACGCTTGGTGACGTCCCATTTCTTGTCGACAGGGAGAATGTCAAGGGAAAGCCGTTGTTCACTTCCAAGAACAGGGAAATCCCGTACGGCAACGAAATCCTCGACGAGATTGACCGGGCTCTTTACGACCGAACCCAGCAGCGAGCACCGTTGCAACTCGGTCCCGAGCTCAACCCGTCCAACCGCTACCACCAGGAAGCCTTTCGCGGCCTGCTGAAGCAGATGACCGGAGGGCAGGACACCACCTCCCTCACGGCTCGACTCGCTGGGCTTTCGCAGGAGGATCTCCTCGGCGTCAAGGCCGCCCTGGCTGATCCCAGCACCACCCCCACGTGGTACGAGGTGCTGGGTGGGGATCGGCTGACCAGCGACATGCCGTTCCGCATCGGCGACCAGCACTACTTCAAGAACGATCCGATCAGCGACCGGAATCGGCAGTTCCTCCAGGACTTCATCGACGATCGAATCTCCAACACGCCCCCTTCAGCAACGGATCGGCTCAAGGGTCGACTGGGGGATCGAAACCAGCGCGGAGCAATCGGATCGGGTCGTCGGCTTCCTAGCAGCGGAATCGGCAGCATCCCGGACATCGAGCGGGCGTGGTCTGCCATTCAGACAATCACCGACATGGAAGCCGAGCTTCCCCTCACTGACTCCATTGAGGGACCTAGCGGCCCCATGCCCAATCCAGATCAGATGCGGGCGGCAGACAGCTTTCGTCAAGACCCGGGGTACCAGAAGGCGAATAGCTACCTGAAATCCTGGATCGAAAGAAACGAAGCCCTTCTGAACCAAGAGGGGGTGATGCCGAACTTCGTCAAGAACCTCAATCGCGGGATGTTCACCGACGGGGAAGTGGCGGACCTGCTGTATCAGAAGATCGTCTCAGACCCCGGTCTGCGTGGAAATCGGGGCGACTTCCTTCTGGACATTCAGGAATCCCGGTTCGCCCCTAGGCCCAGGAACCAGCGTGGAAGCGTCAGCTTCGATCGGTTCGTTGACTTCATCCGCAACCGCTGGAAGAACGACCGGAACCAGCGTGGGGCGGTTGGCGACGACCCCATGCCGCTCCCCAATCGGGCCAGCCGAAAGGCCGGTGACGATCTGCTTCGCCGGTTGGATGAGATCGACCGATCGCTGCTGAAGCAGGCCAAGGGCGGCGTGCTGGATCAGTTGTTCGCATCGACCACGCCAGAACTGGATGAGGATGCGGGCAGGGCATGGCTGGCGGGTAACGAAGCGTGGGACGCTTATCGGCTAGAGGGCGGGACCCTCTACGACGGGGGCACGACCGGCGGGTGGCCCGCAGTCGGCGGCCGGCAGAGCCCAGCCGAACGCTCACTGGAAACGACCATAGATCAAGAGCTTTTCAATGACTACGCCGAAGAAGCGTTGGCCAGAAAGATCAACTCACCGATCTGGCCTGTTGACCCGCAACGAACCGCCCTTGGCATCACCAAGACCCAGGACATCAAGGAACTCGCTGCGATCGAAAGGTTGCTGTCCGACCCGGAGCTTTACGCGGAAGATCTCCGGCTGCAACCCTCAATGGACGCGAACCCATGGCGGTACCTGAACGAGGAGCTGATTCCTCGCGGAGGCGAACTCCCCGACTCCTACGGGATCGTGGGGTTCGGGGATCGCGGGGACGACATTTCTGGATTTCTCAGCCGGAATGACCCGTCAGCCATTGACGCGCGTGATTACTGGCGTGGCTCCAGGGACGTCAACAGCATCTACGACTCGTATTTCGATCGGGTCACCCCCTACTACGACAGTGAGTCAGCCCAGGTATTCGAGAGTCTGGTCAAGGACCTTCAGTCCAGCGCCGAACTCGAGCGTCTCGAGACCGGAGTCGACCCGCGAACCCGCATCATGGCCGAGGCGGCACGGGACCTGAACATCCCTCTGAACCCGAAGATCCCCCAGCACAACGACTTCGCCGAAACCCTGTTCAAGTTCATGGGTGGTGGCGAGGGGGGCGGGCCCGCACCCACCGACTCCCTGGATCTCATCGACCAGGTGCTTGCCGGCAACGAACAGGTCATGGGTGGGGCCCGCACCGCCATGGGCGCCCCGCTGCCCGGAGTGCTCGGCAGACAGACGATCTTCGAGTCCCCGCCTGACCGCCCGACAGGAGGCCCAGTCATGCCCCCCACCAACGCCACTCGTCCCGCAGGGGCGAACCCGTTCTGGTTCAACAACCCGCCGCCGGTCCCGCCGGGTGTGGACACCCGTCAGTTCCTCAACGACTGGCTGACGCAGAACCGCGCAACCCCCGTCGAGCGGGCCAGGTTCTTCGCCAACGACGGGCCCGGCGGTCGCGTCCTGGCTGCCGACCCGTTCTACGCCGCCGAACGCCTCCGCAACGCTGGCGTGTACCCGAGCGGTGACGTCCTGGGCCCCAACACCCGGGCCCGGTTGGCGGGTCGGCGTGGGTACGGCTTCGAGGCCGGCGATGCGATGGACATGGGCCCGACCCGCATGGGTGGTGGCGAGCCGTTCCCCGGAGGCAGCACCGTGCCCCCGGAACGCTTCAACCGCACTTGGCAGCCGTCCGACGGCGCTGCGCCTGATCCCATCCGTCTCGGAGTGGAGCAGGGGCGTACCCCGCCAGGGACCTCACCTGGTACGTGGTCGCCGTTCGAGCCGCCAGCGTCCCCGCTGACCCCACCCCCCTACAACCCCACGCCCCCTCCGTACCGACCGACCCCACCCCCGTACCGACCAACTCCCCCTCCCTACCGACCAACTCCACCCCCGTACCGGCCGACCCCGCCCCCCTACAACCCCACGCCGCCGCCGGTCGCCCCACCTCCGGTCGCCCCACCTCCGGTGGGTCCGATCTTCAGGGGTCCGACCGCCAATGGCGAGCTTCTCCCGTCGGCCAGTAACGCCAGGTACGTCGAGCCGCTGTTCAACCAGATGGCTCAGGCGGGAGGGAGCTGGGCCGGCGACTACTCGCCGACCACCCCGAAGCGCGGGCTCCTGAGCCAGGCCAAGAACGCTCTGTTCGGCCAGGGTGCGCTTTGGGGCAACAGTCGCGTTCCGGGTCTCAGCCAGCTCGGTCGAAAGTTCCCGATTGGCACCAACATTGGGGTCGGTCTCGCGGGTGGTGCCGTAGGCAGCTTTGCGGCTGGCGCCCTCGACGAATCCGACTGGCTCGGAGGCAAGGACTCGTTCGCGAACGACGCCGCCTCGAAGATGCTCAGGTGGGGTGGCGCTGGAGCCGGCTTCGGTCCGTGGGGCGCCCTCGCTGGTGCCGCCATCGGTCTCGGCCACGAAGGACTCGAGCGTGTCGGGGTCCTCGGGGACGGCTCCCAGGCCGACGACGGAACCCTCGTCCAGGACATCTACAACTCCGGCCTGCGCGCTGGGGTTCCGCGCGACGATCTCGACGGGTACCTCCGGCAGTACAACGACATGCTGGGGTTCGCTGACAGCGCAACCGACCCGGACGCGTTCAAGCAGCAGCTCACGGATGCGTTCCGTCAGAGCGTGATGGGCAAGTACTCCGAGCTCACCACCCCAGGGGACGGAACCTCCCCTGAGGAGCAGGAGGCCCTGGCCCTGGCGATCCAGGCGCAGATCGGAGCGATGGCTCAGCCCTACGCGAATCAGATGCTCCGCGACGCCGACAACGTGGCCGCCGGCTACGACCAGGTGGCTGCCAACGACCCGGCGATGGCGCCCTTCGCGCGGCAGGCAGCGGACTACGCCCGCTACACCGCTTCACGCGATGCCACCAACTACATCACTGCTCAGGGCTTGAGCCCGATGTATCAGGCACTGATGAAGCAGGCCGGCTACTTCAACTCGGCGGCTTCGAGCCTCCAGCAGTCGATGATGGGATCGACGAACAGCAGTAGCACCCCCGGCCTCGAGGAGATGCTCGCCCAGTACCGACAGGGAGCACTTGCGGGGGCCTGATGGTTGACATCTGGCAGCTCCTCAACCTCGAGACGACGCCGGCTGACCCCGGCTTCCAGCGCGCGGGTCAGCCAATGGTCACGCGCCTGCCCGCAGCCACCACTTCTCTGAGCAACGTCCTTCAGGACCCGGAGTTCCAGCGCGCGATGACGGGGTTCTCCCCGCAGACCCGTCAGTCGCTGTTGTCGTATCAGCTCGATCGGATCAGGCAGGGCAACAACGCGCTCAATCCCACCGACTCCATCAAGGCCGCGCTCGCTGCCGAAACCGGCCAGCAGGTCACACCAGTCGAGGATCGCAGCCTGCTCAACATCCCCGGCAACGCAGTGAAGGACCTCACCGAGATCGTGAAGTCCCTGCCACGGTTGCCCAAGGCACTCGTCGATGAGGTCAAGGACGTAGCGGACGGCTTCGATGACGACCGCAAGGAGCTCAAGCAGGCGGGCGTTGACAACCCAATCGCACAGTTCCTGAATCTGCCGGGCGTCAGGATGATCCCTGGCACCTACGTCGCGGGCAACCTCGCCCAGGGCAAGGCTGACGAGATCATCCGCCACCCCCTCATGTCGGCGCTGGACATCCTCCCCTACGCCTCCAAGGCGGCGTCAGGCACCAGGGTCGCCAAGGCCGCACAGCTCCAGCGTGAGACCGCGATTGCAGAAGGTTCGTTCGCCCCCAAGGCTCGCCCCCTCAAGACAGTCCTGACCCGGACACTCGACGACACCGGGACCGTGGTCCCCAACGCACTCGGTCGACTCCTCGATCGTGCGGCCACCGCCAAGCCCATCGCAGCAGTCTCGGACTCCATGGGGGTGCTGGCGCGCGAGGCAACGCGCGACGTCTTTCTCGCAGAGAACTTCGCCAACACCCGCCAGCTCGTCCCCAAGCCTGATGATGCCGTCGGCAACCTCGGCAAGGTGTTCACTGACGTCGCCAACAACAAGGACAAGCTGATGGAACGGTTCGGGCTGACCCCCGAACGCGAGGTCGAGCTGTCCAAGTTGGCAGTCATGGGGGATGAGGCGTCCTGGCGGTCACTCCCTGCCAACGAGCAGGGGTATCTCGCCGAGGCCAGACGCGTGACGAAGGAACTTGGGGAGGTCACGCTCAAGGAGTTCCCGGAGCTTCTCGGCAAGTACAACGACGAGTTCTACCCGGCTGACGTCGTGGCGAAGTTCCAGAAGTCCGAGCAGGCCGCGGTGAACGCATACGCCGAGTTCTTCGGCGGGGACAAGACCCTTCGCAACGGCAACACCCGTCCGGTCAAGGGGGTGTACGAGGACCTCGTGCGTCTTGCCGCTGAGGACCCGCGGTGGGCCTCCATTCAGGATCTGGTCGACGCCGGCAATCACGTCGAAGCGGTCAGGTCGATGAACAGGATGCGGAGGTACGGCGGGTACGACCTCCTCACCGATTCCGCTGTCGACAAGGTCCGCAAGCGCCTGACCGAGGTTGTGCGGCGAGAGAAGATCTGGCAGACACGCATCGCCTCCACCCCGCCGGCACGTTTCGACGAGCTCATCAACGACATCGCTGGCAAGAGGGCGATCCAGAAGCTCGCTGACGATGGCGTCATCACCGACATCCCTGCCGCCGAGCGTTGGCTGAGTGAAGGCGTATTGGATCAGATACCAGGGCTGGACCGAGGCATGTTCCGCAAGGAGGTGAACCAGGTCAAGCTGAACTGGAAGTGGCTTCGCGACAACGGGGCCAACCCCATCTTCATGCAGCGGGTGTCGGCTGGGCGCGCGAACCGCATCGGTCGCACCAGGTTCGACGGGTCGATCCCCACCCTTCAGGCCGCCAAGTCGCGCGTGGCAGACATGTCGCCTTCGCAGAACTCGATAGCCCTGGCGATCTCGCATCAGGCCCAGGACGTCATCAACCGTCAGGTCGGCGTTCAGACCGCCGAGCTGCTCGCCCAGAAGTACGGGGTGGCGGAGACGGCTGTGCGCGAGCAGCTCCTTCCTGATGCAGTGGAGCTCGCTTCACGCGACTCCAGGTACAACGTCGACACCGCCCTCAACAAGTTGGTCCTCGAGCGTTACCGACCGTACAAGCCTGAGAACTTCTTCCCCTGGGCCGGTCAGACCGGGGCGTTCCCGGGCAAGAACAGCTTGGGGGCTGAGCAGATCTGGGTGCCGCGTCAGGTGGCGAACGTCCTGGAGCAGGCGAACAAGGAGGGGTTCACGAAGCTCCGCACCTACTCCGATCCCATGACGCGAGTCTTTCGCGTGTCGCTGTTGGCCCTGTCGGCTCGTTGGCACATCTACAACATCCTGGGCGGGTCGGCCATGGTCATGGCCGAAGCGGGCCCGGGCAGCTTCAGGAACTTCCGCCTTGCCTACGAAACCGCGAAGGCGGCGCGAGACGGGGCTGAGCTACCCATCAACCTCCCTGACGAGATCTCACGCGTCCTCGGGTCCATCGGTCACGACGAAGCCGAGCTCGCGTTCAAGAAGGGGGCGGCCGCGCGGTACCTCGCCGACAACAAGTTCTTCCAGACCGGCCGGAAGGTGGTCGAGAAGTCCTACGAGTTCAACGCCCTCTGGGACGACATGTACCGGGTGATGTCGTACCTCGAGGGGGAGCGGCAGGCCCTGAGCAAGTTCACCAAGGCCGGCTACAGCCCGGACATCGCACGAACCCTTGCCCAGCAGGAAGGCATCACCACTGCCCGCAAGGTTCTCCAGGACACTGCCGCCCTCACCCCGTTGGAGCGTTCGGTGTTCCGACAGGTCGTCCCGTTCTACTCGTGGCTGTCACACCTGATGCGGTTCGCGTATCAGTTCCCCCTGGACCATCCGTGGCGTGCCGCGATCGTGGCGCAGGCCGGCGAGCAGATCGTTCAGGATCTCGGTGAAGGGGCCCCGCTCACCGAGCTCGATCAGATGTACTTCGGTGAACCCGACGAGGAGGGGCGACAGAGGTCGATCCGCGTGGGTTCCCTCAACCCGTTCAGCGACGTCGGCAACCTGTTCTCGTTGGCCGGCTGGCTCGGTCAGGCTCACCCGCTGTTCAAGACGGCCGCTCAGGCACTCGGCATCGACACCCGCACGGGGATGGCAAGCCTGTACCCCGCCACCGAGTACGACCCGGAGACCGGCAGGGAGATCGTCTCCACGGCGAACCCGATCACCAACCTGCTTCGCAACACGGTCCCTCAGGCAGGTGTGGCCGCGGACTTCCTCGGCATCAACTCGGACTTCGAGCAGCTCGCCCAGCGGGACCCGGATGCAGCCGTCAGACAGCTCTACGGGGGCCTGGGTGCACCAACCGGCCTCATCCCCACTCGTCGCTCCCCGCTGACCCCGTTCATCCAGGCAGAGGTCAACCGTCAGAAGATCCAGAACGAGTCCCTGTCGCGCGCCCTCAAGTCGGGGGACCTGGGGTCCTTGCAGTCCTTCCCCAACCTCGAGCAGCTCGTCCCGCTCATCCAGCAGGGTCAGGCGAGCGGCCAGTTCGACGAGTACATCCAACCCCCGAGAAGGTGAGGCATCCCCATGGCAGTGAAGTCCGCTGGACGACCGTTCAACACCGACACCCCGCTGGGTCGCATCATGTGGGACCGCGGGATTCGCGTGTTCGAGATCGCCCACGCAACCGGGATCAACGCCCGCATCCTCACCGAGTACCTGGCGAACCGAAAGACCCTCAAGGGGGCTCATCTCAGCCTCGTCGCCGACTACCTCGACGTCCACCCGGATGATCTCGGAGACCGAGGGTAGGAGACAGGCAAGAAACCACCCCTCGGCCCCCGAGGATTTCCATTCCACACGAAAGGCGTCAACCGTGTCAATGGCAGTGACCACATGGGATCAGTGGGCGGTTCTGATCGGCTCGATCCTCTCAACGCTGGTGCTGACCGTGGCGGCAGTGAACCGTTGGATCGTCCAGCCGCTTGAGCGGAATCGCGAATCCTCCATGAGGCACATCGTTGAAACCGCCACTCATCCCATCAACGACAAGTTGGACGCGATCACCAGGGAAGTAGAAGTAAACTCGGGCAAGTCCCTCAAGGACAAGGTCATCACGGGTTTCAGTGAGTTGGATGATCGTTTGGGTCGCCTTGAGGGACAGGTCGACATCATCCGCGACATCGTCACGAAAGAGTACTGATGGGCACTGCTCAGGAGGCACTCAAGCTGGCAGCCAGTTTCCTTGGTTTCAAGGAGGGGCCGCGGAACAACGAGACCCCGTTCGGCGCCTACACCGGGTACAACTTCCAGCCCTGGTGTGGTTCGTACGTCAAGTACTGCCTCGACAAGACAGGCACCGTGGGAGAGCCCAGTCCCGTGTACACCCCTTCCGGTGTGATCGGGTACAAGAACGCTGGTCGATGGGTGGAACGTAACGCACCTGCCTATGCGGGCGATGTGGTGTTCTTCGACTGGGGCGGTACGACGTCCGCGGCGATGACCGACCACGTGGGGTTCGTCGAGAAGGTCCTGCCCGACGGCCGGCTCCAGACGCTCGAGGGCAACACCTCGTATTCCAACCAGTCCAACGGCGGGGAGGTCCAGCGACGTCTCCGCGACCGCAGTTCTGTCGTTGGGTTCGGCCGGCCCCGCTACTCCTCCCCTGCACCGCCAACCCCCATCCAGGAGGACGATGACATGAGTCGACTGATCGAGACCCCCAGCGGCACCATCTGGTTGTGCGCCGGGGCATGGAGGACCAAGGTCACCCCGGAGGACGCCAAGGCTCTCCAGTTCATCGGGACACCCCGCCAGAAGGTGGACCAGAGCTTCGCTGAGCTCATCGAGCGCACCCTTGCGGACACCGCATGGTGCTCGACCGCCGCGTGGTACTCGAAGTTCGGTCCGGTGAAGTCGTGACGCCGTCGCGACGCACCCTCCGAACCGCGATCCAGGCACTCGTGGGGCTCGTGGCGGCAGTACCCGTGGCTGCGGTCGCAGCCACCCAGGCGGGGGTGGAGGTCCCCACTGACCTCATCATCCTGTTCACGGGCATCTCGGCGGCGTTCACCGTGCTCGCCTCTGCTGTCGCCAACGCCTGGGACATCTACAACGGCAACGGATGACAACGCACCTCATCATCCCTGACACTCAAGTCAAGCCAGGGGTGCCGGTCGACCATCTGAGGTGGATCGGGCGATACATCCTCGAGCGCCACCCGGATGTCATCGTCCACCTCGGGGATCACTGGGACATGGAGTCGCTGTCGCACTGGTCGTCCAAGATGGAGGCTGAGGGCCGGCGCTACCAAGCCGATGTCGAGGCTGGCAACGCCGGCTTCAGGCTCTTGAACGAACCGCTGATGACGCATCAGGAACGTCAGCGACAGTGGAAGGTCAAGCTCTACAACCCGCGCAAGGTGTTCGTGATGGGGAACCATGAACACCGCATCAGTCGCTGCGTCGACGCCGACCCGAAGCTCGAGGGCTTCATGTCCCTGGGCGACCTCGACACCCTGGACTGGGAGGTCGTCCCGTTCCTTGAGCCCGTCAACATTGACGGTGTTCGGTACGCCCACTACTGGTACAACCCGATGACAGGGAAGCCGTACGGTGGGGCAGCGGCGACCAGACTCAAGAACATCGGGCACAGTTTCGTCATGGGGCATCAGCAGACCCTCGATGTGGCCGTCAGGTTCGTCGATGGTCAACAGCAGTGGGGGATCGTGGCCGGCGCGTGCTACCTCCATGACGAGGGCTACAAGGGCCCTCAGGGCAACGCTCACTGGCGAGGGGTGGTCGTCCTGCATCAGGTCGAGAACGGAGGGTTCGACCCGATGTTCGTCAGCCTCGACTACCTGTGCCGCAAGTACGAAGGTGTGGATCTTGGTACATTCTGCGACTTGACCAAGGAGAACATGTCAGGCGTACCATGACGCCATGCATGTGATCTACACCCGCATCTCCAAGGACCACGATGGCAGCTCCACCTCCCCCCAAGCGCAGTTCGAGGAGTGTCAGGGGCTGGCTGCGTCGATGGGATGGGACTGCGAACATGTCTCGGACATCGACACCTCGGCCTGGTCGAGGAACGTCAAGCGTCCCGGCTTTCGACGCGTTGTGGCTGACATCAAGGAGGGGGTGGTGGAGGGCCTCATCGTCCACCACCTGGATCGTCTCCTCCGTCAATCCAGGGAGCTCGAGGAGCTGATCGACGCCATCGAGTCACAGACTCGAGGCAGGTTCCCGATCTACAGCGTCCACGGTGAACTGGATCTATCGACTGCCGACGGCCGATTCACTGCCCGCATCCTGACGTCGGTCGCCCAGAAGGAATCAGACGACAAGTCGCGTCGTCTGAAGCTCGTCCTGGCGAAGAACGCTCGTGAGGGCAAGCCCCACGGTGGCCGCCGGCCGTTCGGATGGAACGACGACCGCACGACACTGCACCCTTCAGAGTCCCAGGCGCTTCAGGGTGTCATTCAGGATCTGCTGGAAGGACAGTCCCTCGTCTCCTGTGCTCGACGCCTCAACATGCGACCCACAACCCTCCGCCAGATCCTGGTCAACCCGAGGATCGCGGGGCTGCGAGCGCACCACGGCCAGGTGGTGAGTGAGGGGCGTTGGGAACCACTCGTCAGCACAGAGACGTTCCGCCTTCTCACTGAGCTCCTCGAGCGTTCCGCTCATCAGAACCACACAACAGCACTTCAGCACCCACTCATCGGGCTCATGTACTGCGAACGGTGCGGTGGGCGGATGGGCAGCCGGCGTCACTCGACTGGGCGCAAGTACCGATGCAGGAAGGACCTCGGAGGCTGCGGCGTCGGGATCGACGCCGATGGGGCTGAGGCCGCCATCTTCGTGGCCGCTGAAGGACTGCTCGAGCATGTCGTAGTAGTCCTCGATGAACCAGTCGCTGACCTCGAGAGTGATCTGTTCGTGGCCGAAGCCCGCCTCGAGCAGCTCAGCCGGGACTACTACGTTGAACATGCCATCACCGAACTGGAGTTCAGGGCCGCTCGCCAGCCGCTCGACGATCGCGTTCAGGAGCTTCGCCGACAGGTCGATCGTGTCCCCGCTCAGCTCACTCACGCAGCGAGCAACGTATTCGCTGAACTCAACGAGCACGAACGCGCCGATGTGTTGCGTAGTTTCATCCATCGGATCTGGGTGTCTCCTGGTGTTGCTGGGCGGCGGTTCGACGCCACCAGACTGAGCATCGAGCTGCTGCGCGACGTTGAAGTTCGGGAGTGAACTTCCCGACGATCTTCACAGGGCTTTCCACAGTCGCTCCGCAGTCTTGCGTCCGATGCCGGGAACGGTCATCAGCTCCTCGACGGTGACGCCCCAGGTCACGGGCATACCGAGAGTGTCGATGATCGTCTCGGCCGTCTTGACTCCGACCCCAGGGAGACCCTGGAGGAAGTGGATCTGCCAGTCGCGGTGGCCGGCTTCACCCCACTGGCTGGTTGGGTTGGGCCGCGTTCGCATCGAGTGGTGTTCGCCCTTGCGAATCCATTCCTCGAAGGAGCCAACCATCTGGATGGTGTCGGACAGGGAATCCGTCCAGTCGACCCACACCCCCGTGTTGCGGATCGACCACAACAACTTTCGGACCTGATCCCGGGTGATCTTGTGGTAGCGGTCGATGAGCTGGCCGGCGGATGTCCACCGACCGGCTCCCTCGATCACCACCATGGCCTGCTGGACGCCGGTCATCTTGCCGAGCTGTTCAGCGATTCTGCCGTCACGAACAGAGGACAGGAAGTCGTTGAACTCCTTGCGCTGCACTCCGTACCACTTGGCGTCAGCCGAGAACAGAAGGTCGCACCCGAAGCGTTCGGGGAGCATGGAGACTTCCCCGATCTTCTTGAGGGCCGGCGGTTCAGTCGGCGAGATCAGCACTCCTCGGCCCAGATGGTCATGTCGCCGGTCAGGTCGTACGCCTGCATGGCTTCGGTGACCTGCTGCTGGAGGAACTCCCAGCCCTGGTTGATGAAGTCGTCCTGGTTGATGAGCACGTCGATGGACTTGAACGGCTCGGTGACGGACTGGATGTGGGTGATGAACTGACTGGTCACTGTGTCTCTCCGTTGTCTCGCATGATCTCCGCCACTTCCCGCATGAGTGCTTCGGTGGCCTCTTGCATCTTCAACTCGCGTGCCGAGTCGCGTCGGTTGGCCCAGTCCGCGTACGCGGACTTGATGTCGGCCATGTAGTCGAGGGCCGTCTTGATGTTGTTGTCGTCGAGGACCACGAGCGGGATGCTCATGTCGTCGACCTGGAACCTGAACATCAGCGCCTCGGTCCCGCCCTCCTCATCAAGGAACTGACCGAACCCGACCTCGATCCCGTCCACCGGGATGTATTCGCCCCATTCCAAGTTGTCGGTCACGGCCGCACCACCGGCTTCCAGCCGGCCACCTTCATCAGGTAGTCCTTGGCGAAGTCGGCCACGGGCTCGTTCTCGACCTCGGGTCGACCGCGGTCCTTCACTGTGGTCATCGTGAACTCGCCGCTGCGTCGCTTGCCGGTCAGCAGGACCGTGTGGGTGGTGTGGCCGAGAGCCTTCTGACCGCGCGGCTTGAATCCGACCGACTCGTAGAGACCCTTGACACGGGCGTCGTCCCGCTTGGCATCCACGGCGTCGGCCTCAGCGGTGACGAGCAGGTGCGCGCCAGCCAGGAACAGCGCCTTGTAGAGCTTGTTGTACTCGGCGTTGATCGCCTGCCAGTTCATGTCGGCATCGGTGGTCTGGCGCTTGGCATCTGCGCCGCTGAGGGCGAACACGTCGAGGAACTCCTCGCCGTGCCGGCGGATGATGTAGTGGGTCTGGATCGCCTGCCAGGAAGGGGACACCGAGTCGAGCACGACCCAGTCGCCGGCTTGCGCCTGGCTCACCGCCGATCGAACGGCGCCGATGATCTGGTGCCAGTCGTCGCCGTCGACGACCTGCACCTCGACGTTGGAGGCGTCGGGGAAGTCGGTCGCCATCAGTCGGCCGTAGCTGGCCGAGTAGTCGGTGTCGACGACGAACATCTTCGAGTCACCGATCACCGAAGCCACGGACAGCGCAGCCCGTGACTTGCCGGTGCCGGGCTGGCCGTAGAGCAAGATCCTCTCCGGCGTCTCAAGCGGGCTGTGCAGTTTCATGTCAATCCTCCTCGGGGATGATGATGGAAAGGGCAAGTTGGAGAGCGGCCATCTCGTCCTCGTACAAAGGGAAACAGAGCTGCTCACCGAGGGTGTCGTCGACCAGTCGCAGGTCCCATCTCATGGCGTCTGAGTCGGGCGTGAGGGTCCATCTCGAGTGGGTCGTCGATGCGACAATGGTCAGTCGGTCGACTTCCACCGTGGGTACCCCTTCTTCGTGTAACCCTTGCGGGTCACGGTCTGCTCGGGCACATCGCTGTCGGGCACCCATGTCATGGAGATCTTCGAGCCCTTCAGGCGGGGTCCGTGCTTCTCGAACAACTGCTTCGCAGCGCGATACCCGTCCTCCTTGATGCGCTTCGCCTTGGCCTCGAGCTCCTTGGCCTGCTGGTAGCAGTCCCACGCCTGATACATGCGGTCGGAGTCGACTCCGGTCAGCTCGACCACCTCCTCCTCGTCGTCGTGGAGGTAGTAGAAGGGGCAGGGGTAGTCGGGGGGAGTCGGGCACGCCGGCAGGATCTCACTACCGACGTACGCTTCGATCTCGGAGATGCGGGCGACGATGTCGTCACGGGAAAACGTGGGCGTGCCGAACAGGTAGTGCATCTCACCTGTCCACGTGCCCTGTTCGTCCTTGAGTCCCATGGCGAGACACCACTCGTCGGCCTCGAGGGCGTGGCAGTACACGGAGGTCTGCCAGGCGTAGTGCGGGAACGCCGTCACACCCTTGGCACGGAGGTCCGTCCACAAGGACTTGCCCAGGAACTTCGCATCCACGACCACACGCTTGTTGTTCATTCGCGTCATGCCGTCGATGTGTCCACGCACCAACGTCGTCGGGGAGGTTCGGAGCTCAACCTCCAACTGTTCGCCGTCGACCGTCACGCTGTTGTCGGAGGCGAACTGGGCCATGAGGGTGTCCTCCATGGCGTTGCCCTGGTCGAACTTCTCCTGGAGCCAGGAAGGGGGCGGCAGTGGCTCCATCCCCTTCCTGGCGAACAGGAGCGACCTCGTGCACGACCCCAGGCTGGAGGCTCGGTAGACCCACAGATCCCCCTCCTGGTACACGTTCGGCCGGTCATCACTCATGCTTCACCCACAGTTCGCTGCGATCGTCCTCAGGGAATCTGACGACGAGAAAGTCCCACTCCATTCCGGGAGTGGGTTCGGGGATACGGGTCTTGCCGGTGAGGATGCGAGACTTCGAGTGCTTCGCACCGTTGACCGACTCGAATGTCGCCAGGACCCACCACGCGCCTGGCTCATATCCCTTGATGTCCTCAAGGGCTGGGTGGTACTCGGCTGGTCGTCCTCGTTGTGTCTGTGGTGGGGACCCAGCCGGCGTTGGTTGCACCGTCATGGAGAAGGCGGGGGGAGGAGGCAGGGAGAAGGGATGCAAGAACCCACCTCACTCCCCCCATGACCTCAGGAGGCCCGCAGATCCGCGTAGACGCTGGCGTCCACGACGAGGGCCTCGGCCTCGGGCGACAGGTCCAGCTCGCTGAACGCCTTCTCGATGAAGGCGTCGTGGTCCGCAGCGGACACGGCGATGGCCTTGAGCTTGCCCCGCAGGACGGGGTCGAGGGCGCTGGCGTTGTCCACGACCTCGGCGGTCGGGCCGTCACCGATGGAGCGGATCAGGGTGCGGGTCCAGGTCCTGTCCTCGCCGTTGATCTTGGCGGAGAACTCCTTGGCGTAGAACTCGACGTGGAGTCCCTTCCAGATGCCGGCGTCGAACGCCGTGCCGCGCTCCCGCAGGATGTCCAGCCCGCCGTCGATGTCGGCCACCGACTGGATCAGGAGGCCGACGCCCGACTGCTTGTTGAAGTTCTTCTGCTTGCCCGACTCGTGGGCGACCTGTGCTCCGCCGTTGATGGGCTCGAAGCCCTCGCCGACGGTGTAGATCTGGGTGGTCTCGCCGCCGTCGAACATCGTCTTGTCGTCGGCGGACACGACGAGCTTCAGCAGGCAGGTGCCACCGTTGTTGTAGGCAGCGTCGAAGCCGAAGTAGGCGTCGCTGATGGTTCCGGTGTAGTCCTCGATCAGCCCGGAGCTGAGCTCGAAGGTGTCGGACATGTCATTCTCCTCGTCTGGAAGGGGTTGGGGTGATGAGTCTACTCACCTTCTACTTTCTGTCAACCCTCAACAGCAACTATTTCTCACAACGTCCGTTCGACGACGTCGGTGCGGAGTGCGTCCAGCCACCACTCGGGCAGGAGGTGACGGTTGCGGCGCAGGAAGTCCATGAAGCCGGCGTCGAGGATGTAGGTGTGGGCCCAGTCCTCCTTGGAGCGCACTCCCCTGCCGGTCATCTGGACGAGCGAGCGGATGGTCTGGATCGTGTACCAGTACTGTCCGTCCGGGGTGTTCATCCGTGCGGAGATCTGCTGGTCACCGAGGTACGGATACGGGAGCTTCGCAACGATCACCACACGTGCGTCGTCGTCGCGGAAGTCGAACCCGCGGTCCAGGCTGGGGGCGAACAGCACTGCGGCCATCCGTCGACGGAACTCCTCGAGGATGGGCTCGCGCTCCCCGGCGTTCTGGTAGGTCAGCTTCTGGCGGTCGGTGTTGACATGCCGCTGGAGGTACGACGCGAACTCGTAGTTCACGGTGTGCACGAGCACGCGGTCGTTGGGGTGCCGATCGAGCACCTTCTCGATGGCCGTGGCGATGCGCGGGTAGGCGGACTCCTTCGTCTTGGCGGTCACCTTCTCGATGGGCACGGCGTACAGGGGGCGATGCTCAACGGGGAACGTCATCGGCATGGTGACGGTCTCGACCTTCAGCCCTGACATCCCGAGACTCGAGATGATCTCCTGGGTGGAGACGAGCGTGGCTGACATCAACAGCCACAGCCTCGAGTGCTGCCAGAGGCGGTTGGGGGACACGTCGGCAACGCTGATGGGCTTGAGGATGAACGCTCCGGTGTGGTCGTAGCACCGCACCCAGGTTCCGGCCTTGTACTTGGCGGCAACGACCCGGGCGCGCTTGTGGAGCTGCTCGAGCTGTTGGAGGGTCCTGAACCCGTCGACGTCGAGACTGCCGGCGTTGAGCTCCCGCCGCATGACCGACACCATCTTCTTCACGCGCGGCTCGACCTGATCGACGAGGAACTTGCCGACGGTCTGTCGATGGACACCCTTGTTGGGGGCGGTCAGGCCGAGCTTCCTCAGGAACCTCCCCGACAGCCGGAACTCCTCGAAGCCCATGACGAGCGATTCGATGGTGTCTGCCTCGTCGAGGATGACCAGCCGTCTGCCGGCGAAGTTGTCCGTGTGGTTGATGGTGTTGAGGAAGTACGCGGTGTTGAGCACCGCCAGGTCGGATGCCTGTGCTGCACGCTTGGCGATCTTGTAGGGGCAGCTCTCGGGTCCGGTGCACCACTGGCACTCGGGCGTGCAATCCCCTCCGGTGTACTCGGGATAGGACATGAGCTCGGTGGGGTAGTTGGTTGACCCCTTGAGCACCCTGGCGTAGGGGAAGTCGCTGACGAACTGGTCCTGGAGGCCGAGGCTGTGGCAGACGTACATCGCCTTGCCGCCGATGACCTGACGGACAGCCTCACCGACGAGGGTCTTGCCGCTGCCGGTCGGCCCGTCGAGGAACACCGCATCGGCTCCGCGCTTGTAGGCGTCCACCACCTCGCAGATCGCGTCGCGCTGATGGTCACGGAACCCGCCGAACCACTCAGGCAGGTCGGGGAACTGGTCGTCCAGCCCGACCGGAGACAGAGAGGGGAGAGACTGGGGAGTCCACTCCCGCTCCCTGCCTGCCGGGTGGTTGGGGGGGCGATGCGCCGTAGGCGCAGAGCTTGAGGGGAAGGAGGTCAATCTATCACCTTTCACCATTCAGGGTTGATGGGTTCATGTTCGGTTCGTTGCATCTTCGAGATGATCTCGTCGCGCTTCGCGGCCAGCGCCGGCTTGAGTGGGTACTGGCGGGCGAGCTTCACCGCCTGCTCGAACCCGTCCCTGTCGCGCTGGGTGCGGAGCTTCGCCAAGGTGCGCTCGAAGTGGACGAGGTAGTCCTGCTGGCGCTGCGCTTCCTGCTCGATCGCCAACTGCATGAGCTCGTTGACAACCTTGTTGAGCTCCTCGTCGCTGTGGCCGGCGTCCATCCGCATCAGGTCCCGGATCAGTCCGTGCATGAGCCAGTTGCGGTAGGCGTCGCTCTTGGCCCGGTAGGGGAACTGGCCGCTGCTCATCACGATGTCGAGCCCCCGCTGCACCGTGGATGAGATCGAGAACCCGCTGACCTGGAAGCTCCGAGCAGCCCCACCGCTGATTGCCCGGTGGAAGAAAGCGTCGGGGGAATAGTCGCTGAAATCCCCTTCGACTGCCTTGTCCAGGATCAGCCCTGTTGCCTCATCTCCCCCTGATTGCAGGGCGAAACTGTCGTCAGATGCAGGTCGCGGGGCGACTGGCATGAAACCTCCTGGTGTTTAGTGCGACGACTTAGAGCTATTAGTGCGACGGCCACTAGGGAGGGCCCCAGAAAGCACATCTGTGTCATCGTCGTGATAAATGGAAAGCGTCGCTGTAATGCGACAAGAAGAAGAAGGGCCGGCGGCTTCGCCGTACAACACCTGTCAAGTTAGTGGAAGGTGTGGGCGTCGTCAACACCCCAGAGGGTGTCATGGAGCCGCTCGAGCTGGTCGGTGTACTCGTTGCCTCGGGCAGCGAAACCGAAGCCGGCCTCGAGCAGGACCCTTCTCTCATGGTTGGAATCGTCGACGCGCAAGGCCGGGAGCTCCCATGTGCCAGGGAGCGAAGGGAGGCAGTCGTCGAACACGGAGTGATTGTACAAGCAACATTCCTTATGCCTAAGATGGTCGAATGACAGGCGGCAGCATCGACAATCTCAACGTCGAGCTGCCCACCTCCCAGGCCGAGAACGCTTCGAGCTGCATCGCGCCTGGGTGTGGACGAGAGGTGTGGGCCCGATCGCTGTGCGCGGCCCACTACCAGCGTTGGCGGCGGTGGGGGAACATCGCAGACCGCAAGCGTGAGGCTCCGGTCACGTTCGATGAGGACGGGTACGTGAAGTGGAAGGGGAGGTCAGTTCATCGGATCGTGCTGTTCAAGCAGATCGGTTACGGCCCACACCAGTGTCACTGGTGCGGGGAACACGTGAACTGGACCGAAGGGGCTCGAGGGTCGGGAACCTGGACCGGGGTGCTGACGGTCGATCACGTTGACCACGACCGCACGAACAACCGGCCGTCCAACCTCGTGCCGGCGTGCCATCGCTGCAACACGGGACGCACCAAGGCGCGGGCCCATCTCTATCGGCCGTATCGCGATGTGTGAGCATCACTGGATGCACGCCGGCCAGACCGTGGTGCTGGACCACTGGGGTGGCGACCACCTCGAGTACTTGGTGGATCTATGCGAGCACTGCTGGCTTGGCAGGTACCGGCGCAATCAGGCGCAGCGATTCACTGACTACGAGCTCGTTGAGCCTGGCGACGTTCGCTACCGCCATCGAATGACCCGACAACGAACGAAGCCCACGGAGATGAATCCGCGGGCTTCGTCCGACTCCTTCCCCGAGTGACGCGTACTTTACACGATCATCCCAGGAAGTTGAGTTCCACTCCATCTTCTGACTTCAGGGTGATCCTCACCTTGTCGTCGATCTTCTTCATCTCGACGACATGGAAGATCGCTCCGATGCGGGGAAGGTCCTTGAACTGGTCGCTGAGCTCGATGTCGTGAGCCCAGGTCCAGAGCTCTGAACCTGTGTCGCTCTTGCCGACAACCTTGGCCTTGACCTCAGAATCGTTCAGGGTCTTGTAGACGGCCTGACGGCTGCATCCGACGGTGTCGGCGATGTCTGCGGTCGTGATGCCTTCGGGGCTGGCCTTCAGCAGGTCGACGATCAGTGGCTTGAATACGGGTACTCGTGGCATGGGTGCCACCTCCTCTCAAACCCATGTTAGCTGATAACGTCGACGGTTTACAACCACGGTTTACAGATTGTTCAGGTGATCGCCTCGATGGTGTAGGAATCGAGGTTGTGCTGTTCAGCCACCCATGTGGCCAGCTTCGAGCTGATGATGGCGCACGCGAGTCGCGGGTCGTCGGTGAAGTACACCCGTTGCGTCAGGCAGTTGCGGGCAAGATAGCCCCTGTCGGGAACGTGCAGTCGCACCCTCCCGGGTTGCATCAACCATCGCTGGTACTCAGCCATCGCCGGCCTCCTTGCAGGTGTGCTCGCCCAGCCGGCGGAGTGCCTGCTGTTCGGTTGCGTAGATGATCTGACCGCATCGTTCGCAGGTCAACTCCCAGGTCGAATCGCGCCAACGGTGCAGGATGAGATGCCTCCACCGCCTCACTCCGGGCCTCCCAGGACGTACAGGATCGCCAGCAGTAGCCCCCCGACGAGGAACCAGGGCGTTGGGGTCGTGAGCCACTCCGTCGCGCTCATGCGTCGTCACCGTCCCATTCCCAGCTCCACTCGTGATCGCACTGATCGCAGGTGGCCCAGAACGTGGCGATGCGGTTGCGGCGACTCCAGTCGCCGAGCACCTCGAGCGACTTGTGGATGTGCCCGCAGTTCGGACACTCGAGGTTGGTGAGGGTCTCGTAGAACTCTCCGTACCCTGGGATGTCCCAATCGGACACGCCAGGCGGGAGGTTGTCGATTGACATGGTGCCTGTCTCCTTCTCGACGCGCGTGATGGCGTCATGTACGTGTTGGGTCCAACCAGTTGCCGATACGCTCAGCGTTCGACAGCAGCCTTGAGCCTGAGGTTGAGCCGGTCGTGGAGGACGTCGTGCAGTCGCTTGAGGACCTGCTTCTCCGTGCCGCTGTAGAGGTAGAGCCTGGTGCCCCCGATGATGAGGGTGGTGCAGGACCCCTCCTCGTCGATCTCGATGCGGAGGTCCTCGGCTTCCTGGTTGTCGATGACCGAATGTGCGACGATCATGTGCCTGTCTCTTTCTGTCGTGGTCAGAAGCGGGTCGCCCACTGACCTGTGGTCTCGATGATGAGGTGGGCGTCGCCCTCCTCGTCCTCCTCTGCGTGGCGAACCATGAAGTAGTCCGCAGCGTCCTGTCCGAGCACCGCCTTGAGCAGCTCGAACACCCTGTCCGCCTCGGAACAGGTGAAGTGTCCTGCTCCGTTCCATGCCATCTCCAAGATGGCCTCGCAGCCGTCGGTGATGGCTCGCCCGAACAGGGAGTCGTGTGACTGGGTCATGTGTTCTCCTCTCAGTCCATGTACAGGCGGATCTCACCTGTGGATGGGTTGACCCCGTAGCTCGCCAAGCCGGGATCAGCCAGGGGGCTGCCGAAGTTGTAGGTCAACAGCACCTGACAAGTGCTGCCCCACCTGTTCTCCTCGGGGAACTTCTCCCAGCAGATGACCCTGGTCTGTTCGGGGCCGTACTCGCCGGCCTCCTGATCCTTCAGGCCCGACCACTCCTGCTTGTGTTCCTGCCAGCAGGTGTGCAGGACCTTCAGGGTCAGGTCGTGACCGATCTCCGTGACGAGCTCCTCGAGCTCTCCCGGAATCGGTTCATCGGGGAAGTCGTAGAAACTGAACTTGCGCACTCACTCACCTCCTCTCAGGCCGCCCGCTTGGCGGCGAAGATCGCATCGAAGCGATACCGCTCCGCATCCGACAGCGCGGTCTCACCCCTGAACGTGCGGGTCCTGAAGCCCTCCACGTTGCGGACGGTCACTCGCGCTGCACCGTCCATGTAGAGCCGATCCGATCGGGTGTCGCGGAGGTCGGCGTACTCGACGTCAACCGACCACTCAGTGGGCCAGTTGCCACGAGTCCGTTCCACCGGACGCCAGGGCGGCTCGATCTTGTACTTCATGCCCGTCTCCTTGTCTCGTTGGTCAGCCGTAGACCACCTTGCCGAACACTCCGAGCTGGATCACCATGTCGGCGGCCTCGGCGTCGAAGTCGTTGTTGTCGAGCTGCCGCACGTTCCCGTACTTGCTCATGTACAACTCCAGGCCCCGGAACACAGTGTCCCGGGTCACGAGGATCTCGAGACCGTCCTCGGGGTCGACGATCTCCGCGTAGATCACGCAGAGGTCATCGCTCCGAGGGCAGTTCCGAAGGTGAGCCCAGTAGTTGATGCCGCCTTCGATGGCGGTCGTGAGGATGTCGGCCAGCACGCTGTCCTCCACCGTCACGGGGATGTTCATGTGACGAGTCATGTCACCTCCTCTCTGTCAGTCGGTTTCGTCGATGTGGAAGTCGTGGACACTTCCCTCCTCGGTGATGTCCTCCGACTCGACTCCCCAGTTGATCAAGTGCTCGGTGGCCTCCATCGCCTTGAGCCACTGATCCAGAGCCTCGCCTCGGGGTAGCTCCAAGTTGTCGGGCAGGTCCATCACGAACATGGCCCACCCCGCTGCCTTGATCGGTCGCCGGTAGCGAATCCGCATGTCAGTTCTCCTCGCAGTCGTGGCCGAAGTACCACTCTCCGGCCTGCTCCTCGTCGGTCAGGTCGAACTCGCGTCCGCACTCACCGCACGTTGCTTCGGTGGGCATGTCACCTCCTTTCTCTCACTCGATCGACCAGATGGCGTTGGGCTCGAAACCCACCGCGTCCGGTGCTTCTTCCTGAAGCCACTCGTCGGGCAGTCGCTCTGCGACGTCCCATGCCTGATCCCAGGTCTCGGCGTCGATGTGGATGACGAAGTTCCCCGAAGGGCCCGTCTCCATCTCGGCCTCGAACTGGACGGCCCAGCGCCTCAGCACGGCGTCACGTGGGAGAGATCCACTTCCGTGACGTAGTACGGCTCGCCGTCCTCCTTCGGGCCGACGACGGTGTCGCGGAGCCACTCGATGAGCGGCCACCCGGTCTCGGACGGGTCGTCCTGTGTGGCGATCACCGTGAACTCGACGGTGACCGTGATCTGCTTGTCCAAGTCAGTCACTCCTTGGTGATGTTGAGCCGAGGCCCAATCGCTGCGTTGACCGCGACGTCCACGGGGACGTCGTAGTTGTCCGACAACTGGTTGGGGGTCAACCAGTCGAAGGTCTCTCGGTCGTAGATCTCCGCCCCGTCGCTGGGGAAGGGGTTCTCGACTTCCTCCTGGGGATCGCCGAAGTCGATGACGTAGCCGTCGGTGCGGTGCCACCAGATGGTGACGGGGATCGAAACGACGACGTGCGTCTCGACTTCGCACACGATGTGTGTGTCGTCGGTCATGCGTCCTCCCACAGCAAGCCACGCTCCTCGAGCAGCGACCTGATGGAGCGTTCGACCTCGAGCAACTTCTCCTCGAGGGTCAGCAACTCCCACAGTGGCGTGCCGATCGTGAAGTAGTCGATCTCCTGCGCCACCTCGGGGTCACCCGGGGTGTCGTAGTCGACCAACTGCTTGTAGACGGACACGCCCTGTCCTCCGTGCCACCGGAACTCCAGCGACTCGGGGAACGGGTCGGGCTGGCTGAGCACTCTCCACACGTGGTGAGGCCCGCGCAGTTCGTCCATGCCTGTCTCCTGTTCCATGCGGCGTTAGCCGTCATGTGTGTGATGGTCCAACGAGTTGCCGAAACAACTCGTCCGCTGCCTGTGCCAGCGGAGGGGCAGCACAACCGGAGTTGCGCTGCCCCCTCGCAGGCATGGCGATCTAGGCGCTCACGTGGAGCGTCGTCTTGTGGCCCGACGAGAGGCACTCAGGGCAGAGGACGCGGTCGGCGTCCTCGTCCCAGATGTCCTGCTCGTTGAGGAACTTCCAGGTCGACTCGAAGTAGGAGCCGTACTCGTCGATGAGATCGCCGCCGCCGGTCACGTACCAGTGATGCTGGGTGCGTGTCGGAGTGGGGAACCCGGGCAGCGCCTCGAACTGCGGTGGGTCGAAACCGTCGCAGTGGAAGGACGCTGACATGAAGTCGTACATGCAGCACTCGTCGCCGACGACCTCGAACACCCTCGGCGCGGTGTAGCCGCCTCGGACGTCGCAGCCGCCATGGATCTGCAACAGCACGTACTGGTAGTCGGGGTAGTCGTGGTCGAACACCCCGGTGAACTGGATGACCTGACTGAGTGCCTCCTCGTTGTTGTACGAGTTGATGCACTCACGGGAGAGTTCGGGCCATGTCTGTTCACAGAACTCGTCCATGATGTCGAGCCACCCGTCGTCGGGGCGGCTCGCTGCGAACTTGTCGAGTTCTGCGTCCAGATCAGGCGCGTACTCCAACCGCTCCACCAACCAGTGGAACAGGTTGAGCGTGTAGTACTCGCCCTTCCATCCCCACGTTGCGGTGGAACTGTTGATCCAGTCCTGAACGTCGATGCCTTGATTGCGCTCCCAGTGCCGACCGTATGCCCCACCGGAATCCAACATATGGCGCCCGGTGTTCTCGGTCAGCATGGTTGCGACAACCTCAGCCGTTCGCTGGTCCATGCCTGTCTCCTTTATGTCAGTCGCGCGGTGGAGTCCGCTGCGAACAGTGCCTGTCACGACACGACGTCGTGACAGGCGGCGGTCAGGTGACCGCGTCCAGGTCCAGGTTGTCGCGGTAGTGGCGCCGGTCGAGTCGGTCCAGTTCGTCGTCCTTCGTCCACCGCTTGACCCACGCCGCTCGGGACTCGTCGCCGACGTTGGTCGAGAGTCCCACGCGACGCTCGAAGTGCTCGCGGTGGAGGAAGTACGGGTGACCGTCCTTCTGCATGTATGCGCCGCTGAGGTGCTGCACCAGCGCGGCCCGCCGGGTGAACTCGTCGAGGTTCGACTCCGTGATGCCCCGCAATCCGACTGCCATCGTCAACCAGACGACGCACTCGGTCACGACGTACTCGTGATCGTCACTCTGGAGTTGCTCCCAGTCGGCCACGTTGGTGACGTTCCAGTTCAGAGCCATGCCTGTCTCCTTGTGTGTTGTCATCCGTGCGGTGGATTCCGCTACGGGTAGTGCGCACCGGGGGTGTGATGCCCCGGTGCGCCGCTGCTCACTCTCCGAGGATTGCGAGCAGCACTTCGATGAACTGGCTGGTGACGCCCGCCATCAGTTGGGGACCACGTCGCTGAGGTCCCACGTGATGGAGTTGATGTCGCCGGCCTCCGGTGCGTCTGCGTCGGCGTAGCCGAGGTCGAGGTCGATCTCGCGCTCGTCGCCGGGGTTGCAGGTGAAGTACACCGTGACGGTGAACGTCGCCTCGTACTCCCGCTGGAAGTACCCCATGGCCTGCTCCTCGCCGATGTCGAGGACCTGAGCCACGAAGCCCGCCATGCCCCTCGTGCAGAAGTCGTTCTCGGACCCCATCTCCCGGACGGCGTCGACCATCCGCTCGATGAAGAGAGAGTTCTTCTGCAAGGCGGTGTTCTTCGCGGACTGCTCGAGCGCGAAGCGTTCCTCCGAGGCCTGCGCACGCGCCGCCGTCAACGACAACGCGTGAGCGAGCACCGCCACCTGGGTGGCGTGGACCTCGACGGGCGGGACCACCTTGAGGTCGGCGTCGCCGTCACAGCCGACGACGGTGGTGAGGTTGCCGGCGTCGGCCGCCTCGATCACCTTGATGACGTCGGCCATCAGGTTGTCCGTGAAGGGGATGTTGATGTCCATGCCTGTCTCCCTATGTCTCATGCGGCTTGCGCCGCTATGTTCACCACCGACTGGTGGCTAGTGCCCCGTGGAGGGTTGATGCTCCACGGGGCGAGGACGTCAGGCGACGTCCTGCCATTCCTTGATGGACCAGAGGAACCACTCGCCGTCGTGCCATCCGAACGCGAAGCCTTCGGGAGCGATGTTGTCGTTCATCCACTCCTCTGCCTCGTCGGAAAGGTTGTAGATGAGCTCCGTTGCCAGTTGCTCCCGGAAACTCGAGTCCGGCACGGGGTCGAGTTGACCTGTCGTGAGCAAGGTGAGTGCCTTGATGCACTCCTGAGCGCGCTCGAGGTCGAGGTGGCTGCCCGTCCCCATGCGGACACACGCTGCGAGAAAGTCGTGCTGACGTTGCACGAAGTCCTTGCAGTTCTGCCACACGAGGAAGTGCGGAACCTCGACGTTGACTCCGAACGACCTGTTCCACGCTTCGTCGAACAGTCGCTGTTCCTCATCGTTGAGGGGGGGTCGGTAGCCGTGGGACACTGCGATCTCCACGAGGCGGCGTGCCCCGTAGATCCCCCAGTGGCCGTCGATCCAACAACCCGCAAACTCTGGGCTCAGTCGTTCTGCCATGCCTGTCTCCCTATGTCTCATGCGGCGTGAGCCGCTATGCGTTTCCCCGTATGGGGAAGTGGGCGCACCAACCGGGAAGGAAGGGAGAAAGTGCATCGAGTAATCAATGAAGCCCAACCGGGGCTTGCCTATTGTTTCCAATAGGTTCTAGCCCTCGATGCACTGGGTGGTTGGTGCGCCCGCTACCACACACGGGCCGAGAAGGGATGCACGCACTGGCCAGTCATGCACGCACTGGTCCAACGAGATGCGGAAACCCGGGGAACCCGGGGGGATCACTCCCCCCGGGCCCGCCGGGCCCGCTGCTCCTTGCGCCGCCGGTTCCGCTTCTGCTTGCGGGAAAGGGGCTGGGTGAGCCCCAGCCCACGGTCCGAGCGGTGAGCCTGTTCGGCGGCGGGACACGCCCCAGTCTCCGGGGTCCATGTCGACAGGAGAATCCGCCGACGGACCATGAGAGACAGGTAGGGTCGAGTGACGATGCTGCCCCACCCTCGGTAGACAGGGTAGAACAAAGGTGCGTAGTCACTGTCCAGATTGATCCTCCGGGTCCGCTTGCGCTTTACCGGGGGTATGGGGGTCGACACTGTCCCATCGGCGTTCCTCGCACGAGACATGGCCACTAGGGGCGTGGTCTCGTACAGGGACATCCAATGCTCAACCGCAGGGTTGAGACCAGCCTCACGGAGCATCCGCTCCGCTTCAGCACGCTCAGCCTGAAGATGCGCAGGGAACTCATCGACCCGGGACACGAAAGCGTCCATGGGTCCATCCCTTCTAGGTTGTACCGGGCGGCGGTGGCCGCTCCGGGGTGACTAGGTCACTGAGGACAGTGTACAGGACCCACACCCAGTGTCTACCAACAACAAATGAATGGTAGATGAATGGAAGGTGAACGGACACCGGGCCCAGGAATCAGGGTTCGGGATACCGGACACCGAAGTCCGGTCTCGGAAGGCCCTCAACGGAGACACGCATCCGAACAGCCGAATCGCCATACATGACACGGAAGTCCGGTTTCCCAGTTCGCCCATGGGCTCCCCCCCGCCCCCCGGAG